AAAAAACTGATTTTTGATAGCGCTTAAGTGGCTATCGAAACTTGGGGCTTGGCTTTTTGAGCTTGAGTTAGACGCATATCTTCTTCAAACTCTGTGGCAATAATTTCCTTAATAATTTCCTGAATTTTTTTATCAATAGTGGACATATTAATACTATATTTGCCCGCCTTCAGGTACTCTTGTTGCCAATTTAACTCCAAGGACCTCTTTGTAGTGTATAGGTCTTGTGTCATTTATAACCTCCTCATAGGTTATTCTTTTAATATGAGAATCATAACAATTCTCCATATTCTCCCATTTTACACTTTTTTCTCCTAGTTTGTCAAGGATAGATTTCTCTATAGACGCAGAATTATCCTCAGCTAAAACTTCAAATTTAGCATGATAATCATAAGCCCATATCTGTACTAGGAATTTTTTCATAGAATTTTCATTATATCAGTAAAATGTGGCGACATTAAGGCGCCGCCACATAATTAGTTTTAATTACGCACCTGGTGATGCATAGATACCTCTAGGGTCAGAACAGCCGAAACTGTATCTTTCTCTAGCTTTATATCTAACATTGCCAGTATCGAAATCGCCTTCCATTGCTGTTTTCAATGGTGCTCTATCGAAATACTTCATGCCGTTTGGAACATCAGTGATAATGTACCATGCATCAGTGTCAGTCACAAAGTGATTGACTCTATAACCTTGAGGAATCATCCCCAAGTTTTTAAGTGCATTGATATCATTGTCCGCTGTTCCTACTCTACCTGGAGACTTAAGAACTCTCTCAGCAGTAAATTGAAGAGCAGAAGGAATAATCATTTTCCTTGCTTGTGCTGCTATTCTTAATCCACGTTCATCAGTGAAAGCTGCAATGTCAATCAGTGCTTGCTCTAATGATGTTTCGTTTAGATCTGCTGCTGTTGATAGCGTATTACTAAACGAACCTGCAATAGTTGTGTGAGAAGAGTTTATTAATGAAACTCCATCACCTGTTTTGAAGGTAGCTACTCCGGGTAGGCCATTATTTAATGGTGCTGCCCCTTTAACTTGTTTAGCGTTAGCCATAGATCTTGCCAAAGCTTTTGTATAACGAGAAGAAATTCTGTCATAGAGGTTGTCCTCCATAGCTTCTTCAGTTATAGCAAATGCTAAAGCTACTGTCTCGTGAGTATAACGTGCAGTGAAAGTCTCTTGAGCTTCATCAAATGAAACCCCAGCACCTTCAGCTTTTACGTCAGCGTTAGCGAATCCTGATAACATTACTTCCTCTTCGAAAGCTCTGTCACTAGACTCGGTTGCGTATATTTCGGATGACTCATTGTCATACCGTTTGTATTCCAGCCCAAATAGTGCATTTAGGCCTGGTTCTAGCTCTTTAACTAGCTGTGCTCTTGATATTGCCATGTCTATTTGCTCCTATGTTGTTTGAGTGACGATCTGATTAGTACTCTGGACCACGATGACTGAACAATAAGCAGCAGTAATATCCTGATTTTCAGGATCTTCTGCTTCTCTAATCAATCTCCATTGGTAAGTACTAGCATCAGTGCCACCAATATTCAAAGTTGTGCTGGATACGCCAGTTGCATCAGTTCCACCTGTGTTAGTAAAACACTCGTAGGTTTCAAAGAAGCCTGCACGCGCCACAGCAGCATCTGTAGAAACAACATATTCCTGGAAAGGATAGTCATTTACAAAAGCTTGAATATTTTCACTGTTAGCTGGAGTAATTGGCTGCTCGTACCAGTTAGCCCACGTCGGTTTTTTAGTACTCGTCGCGTTATAAAAGATACCATTTAACACACCTGTTACAGGTCTTGTAGCAGGGGTTAATTCAGCAGATGTTACATAGCCAGATGAAATTTCAACTGCGCCACCGTGATATAAATCAACAGTAGATGCAGCAGCAATCCAATATTTAGACAATCCCTGAGTAGCTGGGGTATTACCCAACGTTCCTACAGGAATAAATCCAAAGCCGGCACTATTTCTATTTGCCATAGTATTACTCCGTAATGTTTACAATCGTTAAATTGTAAACGGGTTAATTTAATTCGTTGGTTTGAGAATTGTTAAAAAATTAACTTTTCTTTGTACCACCGAAGGTTACACGTGTCTGTCGATCAATATTGATCGGCATACTTGGGTGCTGTTCCCTCATTAAGTCGTTGTCAACTGCTTCGTCCCGAGCTTCCGTTTGTTTACGAAAATATTCAGTACGTTGCTTCGCGAGTTCTTCAGGTATCCTAGCCAGCAATAGGCCACCAACTCCAATTACCCCAGCGTATTTTCCGTCTTTAACAACAGGATAGTCCGAACCTTCATATTCGTCAGATCTCACTAATTCCCATCCAGATCTTAATTTACCTGAGATGTTTTTAGTGTCGTCAAAACCAACACTTTCAGCTCTTATCCATCTGTGCCTAAAGCCTTTAGGCGCTGGTGGTGCATCTAGAGATGATGGTGGAACCCATACTTTTGGTCTTTCAGATTTAGACCTTGTTTGGTTCGCACGGGAAGTTTTTTTATCATTTGTATTCATATGCTTATGCCTCCTTCGTGATTTTTAATTGTTTCGCATACTCTTCAAGTGGCACTCCTAATTTTTTAGCAATTGCTACCTGGGAGGAAGTGAGTCTCACAGTTTGGCGTCCTGGTTTAACGCTTCTTTTAGCAGAAGCAACCGTCTGAACGGGTTCGGACGTATTTACACTACCACCTTTATCAAATTTATGCGGAAAGTCAAGCTTTATCCTTCGATCAACTTCCTTATAATATTCTTCTGATTTAGGATCAAAACCTTCCTTATTCACTAAATCCTTATGAATCTCGAACGCGGTAAACGTCATAGCTCGGTCTGAACCGAACCATCTGTTTTGAGACGCCCAATCTTCAGCTTTAGGATCAGGATCAGGTAACTCCGTAGGAGTTCTTCTTGGTAGATATTGTTCATCAGAAAGTCTACGTTGTGGTCTTGATTGTTTCTCAACTTCTTCCTGATATTCTTTTGCTTGTTGAATTTTAGCATTTTCAAAAGCAAGAGCAGCAATTCTTTTATTTGCTTCAACTTGAGCCGGTGCATTTCCAGATTCAATGGCACCAGCTAATTCTTTTTCTGCTGCTTCCATTCCTGTTTTTACATTTTCTTCAAGTTTTTTATTATATACAGAATCTCGTTTTACAAAATGAGATTCCATTTGTTTTCTATTAGATTCTACAGCCTGTGCATAATCCACAGCCGCTGCTTCTCTACGTTCTGCTTCACGCATTTTGCGTGTCAGTTTAGAGATACGGTTTTGAACTCCTCTACTGTATTCTTCTAGCTTTTCGTCCTCTTTCGCTGGACTTTGTTTTTGATCGTCCTCGCTATCTCGAACATCCACGCGCTCATCTGATTTCTCAGGTGTGTCATCGGTGATAGGACTGTCTTGAGTAGTTTCTTCATGTGGCTCCTTTTCTGTTACTACTGGTTCTTCTTTTACTTCTGGTACAGTTACATCAACCTCTGGGCCCGATGTATCTATATCAACTAGTTGTTTACTAGATTTTTTTTCTTCTTCTGGCATAGTTCCTTCCTATGTTTATATTTCATGCAAGATATCCTCTGGATTCTTGATGGTTGCTAGAATTTCGTCGTCATTCAGCAAACGTACTTCTCCTCCGTGTATTTTAATACGGGATCCTGCATAGCGCGCAAACACCACCCAATCCCCCTTCTTGCACCACGGACCTTCTGGAAATTTTTCTTTTTCATAAGCTTGGTTTCCCACAGCCAATACATTTCCACAAGTTGATGCAATAGATGCTCTTTCTACAGCGTCATCAGAATAAATAATTCCTCCTTTACTCTTTTTTGACGCTTCAAAAGGCAGTACTAAAATTCTCCATCCAACGGGTAATGGAAGTTTATCCATTTCATTGGTAATTTTTTTTGCTTTTTCTTTTAATTCTTTTTTTTCTTCTTGATATTTTTCTTGTAGGGCTGCTTTAAGTTTTGGTGTGTCGCCCGATGTCGATAACTGTTCCTCTTTGCTCATTTTTTTGCTCCTTTGCATTTAGCAGGTTAGAGATTTCCTGTCGCACTAATTCTAGTGCGTTAATTTGACCTATAATATACTTGTATTGTTCGAAATTGTCAACATTTCCGGATGTAACACTTAGGGCCAATTGTTGTAGTCTTGTCTCTGTGTTTCTTTTAACTTTATATAATATTTGTAACGGATCTTCAGCCATTA